GCAGTGCCTTCATAGGGAGTAGCGGACAAACAGGTATCCATATTCTGGTCCATATAGGTGTCCATACCTAATACCCTACCCAGTTCAGCGTCTCTTATTGCCCTTCCACCATCGGCTCGTTTCTCGGCGTGTAGGAACTCAGGGAGAGATAGATAGTGAGCTTCAGTCATTGGTGCCATTACGAGACGCCTGTTATCCATAGGAGCCTTGTTGACATTCAGGACTGCCCTAACGCCAGCAATATCAGCTACTGTTGCCGATGAAGTTACCTCATAGTAGTTACCAACATCGGCATAGAGGGCTGCCAAATACTCATCCAACTTTTGTGCGTGGGCTCTCATCGCAGGTTGAATGGTCTCCTCAGAGAAACTCACGATGTCAGTAGCCATTTCCTTGCTACCAATCTCAAAGGACACATCAATTAACTTATCTAAAGCAACTGAAACTGTGGCCTGACCGATAGCCTGAAAGCCAACAGAGGCGTTCCCAATCGTAAAAGCAGTAGCACTAAAGGTGGTAGGTACACGAACTTCTATGGTAGAACCAACACTCCGAAACTCTTGGGAGTAAGCCCTGTGAACAAGTCCGCCAAGCACCATATTATTCTCTAGAGCTATCAATGCTTCTTTAGCAACGATAGTTGGAGTTACAAACACATTAGATAGTGCCATTAGTTTATTCCTTTATTTTATTCTATTGTTCAATTCGCCTAAAGCGAATTTAATCGACCCCTTACTTGTATCGGTCTTTTGCCCACTTTGCGTAGTCTTCTGGAGACATTTTCTCTAGTTGTTCTACACTTGGTTGGGCGGGTATACCAGCCCCAGAGGATACACCAGAAGCAAATTTCGGTGTCTTTTCTTCTTTCTTGGGTTCAGGCTCCTTGTTTATTTGAAATCTCAAGCCCTTAACATCCATTTCTTCTTCAGTCTGACAACCTTCAAGCTCCTTCATATCAATGCCAGTTTCCTTAACAACCTCGGCAGCTTTCTGTGCCATCCTGACTGACCAAGCTGTTTGCTCGGCATCATAAAGTTTCTGTTCTGCCTCAGATTCCCTTTGAGCAAGTTTCATCTCTCTTTCAAGGGATGCCATCCTGCTTGTATAGGTCTTCCTTACATCTTCGTCCTCAACAGAACTGGCGAGCTTCTCCATCTCATCCTTGAGGGATTGAACGTAAGCCTGTGAGTGTTTTTGTGTAGCCTTAAATTGCTCTACCTTAGCTTCGGCCTTTTTAACTTCAGCTTTAGATAAAGCAATCTGTTTGTCCCAAGAACTTTGTGCTTTACCGAATTGCTCCTCTGTGTAGGTCTTTAAAGTTGGTTTCTCTTCCTCTGGAGGTGCTTCTACCTTCTCCGTTTCTGAAGGGGTCTCCACATTCTCCGCAGGTTCCTCAACCCGCTCTAAGTCTTCTACCATTTTGTTAACCTCCTAATTCTTATTATACCACGTTTTTAGAACTGGTGTTCCGAACTAATATTCTATTTGACAAATCCCTTATAAAGTGTATTATTAAAGTATGATGAAAACCTTCTTGTTCCTTACGGCAGTTGGGTTCCTTCTTTATTTTGGCGATATGGAAACAAGGGCTATTATATTACTCTTTGGCATACTAATCTCTTTCATCTTTGTTGTAGAACATCGGAGGGGATAACATTATTCATACGGATTTGGCCCTAATCCCTCTTCTCGTGGTGGGACAGTAGGGGGGGTAACGGGAGGCACTTCAGGTTCTGCTTCTCGTTCCTCCAGCTCCCCTAACGATGGTATAGCTTCGGGGGGAATACCGTATTCCTCTACCAATTGCCTTATCAGAGCTATGGTCTGCGAATTACCAGAAACCCAACCCGTAACCTTTAACTTACCCCACAAAGCAAGATAAGCCCCAGTCCAAATACTTTCTGGTGTTTGCTGTTGAAGCCACGCTTGGCGCTGGCTTGCTGGAAGTGAGTAATAGTGGGTATCCCACAATGCCTCAGCTTCCTTATACACTAGCACCATATCCGAAAAGCCATTCTCTTTGGTTATTCTCTCTGGGGGAATATCCCTTATTGCTCCTCTTATATCAGAGGCATAATCGGACATTTCGTAGGTGTATTCCTCAATATCATCTTCGGCAGGGATGGATTTACCCAATTGCTCCTTAACCCTTGCTATCTCCTCATTGGCATAATTTATTTGGTTTTTAATGTCTACCTCTTTCTCCAACGGTGGTATCCCCCAAGTTGGCATATCGGGAGGCCACTCCTCCCCATAAAAGAATAACGAGCTCATTGGCTTCTCGCCAGTCCAGACATCTTGCCAAGATTTGTAATCTATCGTACCTGGGGCAAAGGCTCGCATAGAGTAAAACATTGTTCTTTGGGCTTTATCCCTTTCATAATCACTATCAGCAATAATATAGCTATATGCCCCCACCATCATTTGACCTGCAGGCGATGCCCAATGAGGCAAAACCTCCTTCATAAATGACCGCTTATAGCCCATAGCAGTAAGAATGGCACCACCTAATATCACATACTTTATCCAATTGAGGCGTGCAGTTGGTGGTAGTTTTAGGTTTTTATCCCAACCTACCGAGCCAGTCCAGAATCTATGTATCGCCTCCCGATTAAACTTAAAGAAGTAATTCATCCACCAACTTTGTAGCCTAGTAAGCGGAATGAGAACTTTATGCCTAAAGACCTCGGGCATACCCATCGCAATATATTGATATTGAGTGCAACCTGCCCCAAATTCCATCTCCCGCAAGAGTTTTTCAGATTCACTGGGATACAAGAAACCCTTTGGCTCAGTATAAGTTCTAGCTGAGTCGGCCCAACCCAATCCCTTGTTTTTAGGGTCTATAATATACCTAATCGTTCCGTGATAAGCAGCCTTCATACCCGTTTTAGCATTGAAAATGGCTGATTTACCATACAGCCATAACCAAGCCCTTTCCGCCTTGCCCATAGCCGTTAGGGGTAGTTCCTCATATCTGGCATAGCTTTTAAGAAACATACTGTTGTCAAGTAGCCTACTTAGAGTCTTACCCGCTGGTAGAAATGCACTCAATGTAGGCTCAATGCCATAAAGGGCTAGGTTCTGAGTGGACTGCCATAGATTTCTAATTATCTGCCTTGGTTTTGTGCCAATAGTTGCTGATATGACAAGCCTCCCTGAGAATTGAGCCATCTTGGTTACTGGCCTTGTTCCGACACTCCTGCCGAAATAGTTGAGGAATTTGCCAAATACCGCATCCAATCCCCCAGCAAAAGCCCTATTGATGGAGGCATCAAGTTCTGTCTGTTGTCCCTTAATTACTATATTTACATAATCCGTAACCCATTTTCTCGTTGAGGCTGGTAATACCGAAACTGCCTGTGCCCTAACTAATTCTTCGCCCGTTAAGGAACTGAAAGGCATCATTCCCTTACTCAATACATTAAGCTGGGTAACAAAAGCTCGGAGGGGCTGACTTAGGTGTATTTCCTTTAACCCAGTCCATATCATTGACTTGGTAGCATAAAGTAAGTCTTTAGAAAAATGTTCAAGCAAATCATCAGCCAACTGCCTCTGTATTTCCATCGGGTTGTAAATCTTCTTACCAACAATTCGCTTCGACCAATAAGCTAAATCTTGAGGCAACGAATGCTGCCCCCTCATAATCTCTTCTGCCGTTCTATCGGCTATGTGCCTAAGATAAGCCCTGCGATAAGGAATTAACGGCATATTCAATAATTCCCTTACTCGGTTTTCACCAGCTAGGATTGTTCTATCAACATTCCTGAACCACATAAATAACTTGGCCTTATCTTCAGACAATGTGGCAGGTGGGTCTTCATACTTATTTAATAATTTGGCCATATCGGCAACTGCTCCAGTGGGCACATTATTTCTTATGGCAACCAACTTCTCTGCAAGCGTAACTTTATAGACTTTATTCAAGTCCTTAATTTTAAGTTCAACCGCCCTTACCCAAGCAGGATATTCCAAATCTAATGCCTGCTTCGCTAATTCCAGCGGTCTTGTTAATTCACCTACGCCTAGCTTCGTAGCATAAAAGTTCTGTGATGTAAGATGCTTAATAATATAAATAGGTTCCTTAAACTCTAATAAGCCAAAATAGTTTTCAGGGACGATTGCTTTAGTTATAGGCATTGCTTGCGGTATCCATTTACCTGTCTTAGTTGACCATTTCTTTTCTGGATAACGTTCCAATGCCTCAATAAAATCACTTGCCTCATCAGAAGTCATATCAACCATAGACTTTTTGCCAGTTATATTTTGGGCTAATCGCCTATATTGAGGAGTTAATTTCTTCGTTGTAGCATCTATAAGAGCTTTATCAAGGGCAACGATATGGGCTTTAGCCTTTTGGGCAGTTGTTGCCAAACCCTCAACTATAACCTCAGGCACAACTAGGGGTTTAACTGGTGGAACTATTGAGGGCTTAGCCACGGCAGGGGTAATAGGCACAAGTTCTTTGCCTGTAACTGACCTAATAGCATCCCTTAGCATTGGTTCGGCAGCCTTTATAACATCTTTTGCCGCTGCTGTACCTGCTCGTGTTGCCGCAAGTTTGGCTAATTTATTCTTAACACTAGTTTCAGCCTGTTGGTATAACCATCGGTGATTTACTTCGAGGAAAAATCTAACCACTCTGCTTGCTTGGTCGCCACGGATGCCCTGCCTTACTAACCACCTATCCAATCCAAGGTCTAATGCCTTCTCAAATGCCTTTCTGGTAACTGTTGAAACTCCCCTTAATGGAACTCCAACACCATACTTAAGCCCAACGACAACTGCCTTCTCATAAACCGCTACAGGAGCTAGTGCTGCCCTAGTTACTTCAATACCAGCACGAACAACAGCAGGTTTGCCAACCTTAGCAACTTCTAAAGCAGCCCTACCCTTTATGGCTGAAACCCCAACCATAGACAAAACAGTCATAGGTATAACCCACTCGCCAACAAACCGTTCGCCTACTGTAACCCTCTCCCCAGTGGGGCGAATTGGGAATTCAGGTATTCGCAATCTACCCTCTTCTGGTTCGTAGGCTTCCCAAGCTAATTCCTTTGTTTCTTTAGCTAATAAATCCTTAACATATTCCTCTGGATTTTCTACATCAGCTTCTTTTGCCCAAGCTATAAGAGCATCTTTGCGGTCTGCTTCCCACTTTGCTTCAGGGGATTTCCAGAAATAAGGATTGACTGGTAGACCTCTCCAGATATTAGAGAAGAATGCTCTTGTTCTTTCCCAAGGTTCTGTCTCTTCAGGTCTTGTAGTTATGAAATCCCCCCTCTTGGTAAAGAAGCCCTCTAGTTTATCCTCTCGCCAGAGAAACATTCCTTGTTTTAAGACTAAATCAATATCCTTCCCTGTGTATGGGTCTTTAACAGTATAGGGAACATCGGGGATTTCTCTCTCCTTGGGGGGTTTAGTAGGAACAATAGGAGGAACCTTGCGTTCCTCCTCTGGGGGTTCTCTCTCTTCAGGTTCTTCATAAGGGTTAGGACCTAATCCATCAGGCATACTAGAAGCCTACCGTCTGTATTCTTGGAGCAAATGCACTTGGTCTCTCGCCTCGTTCATATGGGGTAAGCCGCCACCACTCTTCACGAATTTCAGGTCTTCGTTTTCTTAGGTGTTCTGCCCAAGTCTCTTCCTTGCGTTCTGCTTCAGGCACTTTAGCCTCAAATTGCTCTATCATTCTAGGATACCTAGACCTGAACCAATCTCTCCATCTCTCGGTTCTGGGCATCTCTTCCCTAAACCCAAGTCGCATTTCTTCTAGAGCTGGTCCATATTCTAATGGTTCTGGTGTGGGCACCACGGCCCTAGGGACTGCTCTATATGGTGCTTGATACCTTGCCCTCTCCGCTGCTTCTCTCTCCCTAGCAAGTCGCCTCTCCCTATCCTCTGGTGCTTCACCATAGATATGTTCAGCCTGTGACTGCCTCACCATCCAATCAACAGCTTTCCAAATACCCTGGGCTCGAGCCCTATCTATGTAGCCAGTAGAAATCCAAGTATCTAATTCTCTCTTAACTCTGGCTGGGTCCCTGCTCTCTGTTGCCAGCACCAGCCAATCATCCCTAGTTATTCCCAGCTTCTCAATATCTGGATATATCCGCAACCATTCATCTAGTCGCCTATTTATATTTTCTATGCCACCAAAGTAACCCTCCGCTCTCCCATTCGGCATATTATATCCCTCCACGGGTACCACCGTAGGCTCTTTAAGTTTCAAGCGCTTAGGCCACGTTTTCCTCTTTCCATTTGGCATTATTTTCTCCCTAAAGCTAGATTCGTAATACTACCCGCAGTTTTGCGTCTCTTCAAATAATCATTAAAGACATTACCCCAGTATTCTTGAGTAGTCGCCCCCCATACCCGAGTTATCTGATTAGGCTGACTAATATTCGGTTGTGCTGGTCTGGGATATGAGCTATGAATAGCATTTCTACTACGCTGGTGGTGATATGGTTCGTTCTGCCTCACCAGTTTCTCCTGCACCGATTGGCGAGGTCTCCATCTGTCCTGCATCTATATCCTCCTGCATTGCTAATCTACCCATATCTTCCTCAAGGGTAGCAGCCTCTTCGTCCCTTCCTGCCTTCCTTAGAGCTACCCAAGCCCTAAGCATTGCTAGTTTCGGACTATGTTCTGCCATTTCTATTGCTGATAAATCGCCCAAGCCCTTCGGGTCTGGGAGTTTCAGGATATGCTCCTGTATAAACCCATCAGGCAAGCCCAACCTCTTTGCCATATCTGCTACCTGATAAGTGTCAAGCTGTGTCCAAGGCGTTCTGGCTGTGTATTCCACCTTAATAATGTGAGGTCTCTTCAAATCTACTGGTTTAACTTCAGTCTCGTAATACTTCCTCTTTTGCTCAATCTTAACATTGACTTTAAGTTTGTTGGTTAATAATTGCTCCTCAGTCAAACGGCATATATCAGCATAGAAAGAACTAAGATTCCGAAGTTGTGGATTAAATACCCGATTGCTTGTCTCTTGAACTAAATTGTATAAAGTCCCTGAAGGTGGTGGTCTCCCAATATCAATGTCGGGAAGCGAACCACGCACTCGTTTACTATCCAGCCAGTTCACCAGATTAACCAAGGTTGGTGAAATCTCCTTCAGGGGAGTTGGTTCTAACTTATTATGTGCCACTGGTAAGTTAAGCACCATTTCGGCAATATACGCAGTATCTTTTAATTGAATGCCCTGGTCATCATAATAGTTAATGGTTGGTTGTTTGGCCAATAGATTGGCGTGAGTTGCCCACATAGACCCAAGTTCGTTTAATAAGTCATCAATATCTCTATTGGGAGCAAGGATACTCTCCCCATAACCACCCATCTCGTTGCCTGACCCACCCCAAATTGGGGGTCTGGTAGCCACAGGGGCAATTAAAATAGGCATTGAGAGCATATCGTAGGTTTCTTTATGGAGAAAATTCTTTTCACAAATAATACCATTGCTTACCTTGCCTTCACCCTCGTATCTCCAGTAGTCAATAACCTCATAGTTATCCTTTTTCTTTTCCCACGGCTTATACCAGGCTTTCCCTTTCTGTTCCTTTCCGTATTCATCCTCTAACTCCCCAGCAGAGGCAAAGTAAGTATAGGCTGACCATAGCAACCCATTAGTACCTACCTGATAGACTAACCATCTTGGGTCATAGGGAAGAAAGTCAAAGATAACATCCTTCCCATCCTTATAGACAAGAAACCTGCCAGCCAACCAGCCCCGAAGCATAGAATACCAAACCAAGGAATCCTTCAAAGGCGGTAATTGTATGCGAACTAGCCTTTCATCAGCTTTTTCAAAGGCAAAACTAAGTAGCCTCTCAAGTTTACCTATATCCTCCCTTTTATCCTCCCCCTCAGCTTCAGCCATTCTAACCGCAATCTGCCTTTCAGAAGCAGTTAGGATAGCCTGCACACTATCGCAAAAGGTGCGAGGGTCATTGGTGATAACATCAATGTCTGTTTCGTGAGTGCCTGTAAAAGTCTTGGTGAGGAGGTTATAATCAGTTGGGTATCCCTTTTTCCTCATAGCCCATCGGTCAAAGTCGCTATCCATTCTGGTAAATAAATCATTGAAACTAGCTCGCCTAGTACTAACCTCATTCGTTATCTTAACTGCATCATCCATACTTACTCCTGCCTTATTATATCACACTTAGAAGATACGCCTGCCCCTTAAATACATACTTGCTTCTTGCTTCACGCCAACTCGTTTTAGCATCTGATTAGCCAGCATCAAACTTATAACTGTATCACCGTGAGTTCTCCCAGTCGGGACGGGTTTACCATTAACCCACTGATACTCCATAAGTTCCTTGACTTGGGGCTTGAACCTCGTAATCAAACTGCCGTCATTAACACTTTGAATGAGTTCAACAATAGCAGTCTGCTTGTTCTTCTCACCCGTAGTCCAGCCAACCTTCTGCTTCTTACTATCACTGTAAAACATATTTTTACGCCTCAGTTCAAGCAATTTATTTGTTACCGCTATCCCCAGTGAATTGTTCTCAACAGCTAAAAGTGGGTCAAAGTATTCAGCACACAGTTTATCAATCTCATAGGCAAATAGGTCAGTGGCTAGTTCATTAGTGTAAATCTTGGCTACAACCTCAGAGGTCAACCCTTGCCTACCCACTATGGTCAAGCTAGAATAATCCAATCCCACCCCTTCTCCAACATCAACCCCCGCCACATATTGTGTTCCAACCCTAGGTGGACACAAGATATAGATAAATCCCTGCCTTGTCTCGAGGTCTAAAAGGACATTCTCCCATAATTTATCTAATCTATCCTTATTAAAGCAGGACTGAACTGATTGAGGGCTTAATGCTTCTTCGGCGGTTCTGGGATAATTCGCCTCCACAACCCAGGGTGTAGCTTCATTTTCCCTAACCATTGCCTCATAGAAAGACTCATCTCTGTTAGGACGAACATCATAAGCATAGAAAAGGGACTTAAACCCGTTCTGCCCCGCTTCGGGGAAACCCGACCCTTCTCCCTGCTTCCAATGGTTCTTGAAGTGGGAGTCTGGCTTCGTTTTATCCACTGTCGAAACTGAAACCAGCTGTCTATCGAGGCCATCAGCTACCGTAGCCCTGGTATGGCTTAAATTTATCTCAAAAAAGTCGTGAAACTCAGCCTCATCGTGTATGACTAGCCCCGCAGTCTTACCCAATCCAGAAGTCTCGGTGGAAGGGAATGACTCTATATACGACCCCATCTCCTTAAAACCGAATTTCTCCCCCGAATTGGGTTCTAAGGTGTATATCTGCATCCATTTGGGTAGATTATTGTAAACAATCTTTGACTTAGCTAGTAAATCCCTTGATGCTGTATCACTTTTGGAAATCTCAAGAACGGGGAAGGCAACAACATTGTATATCTTCCATAAGGCATATACCGCTAATGCCCAACTAATTCCTATCTGCTTACTCTTTATCAGGTCTATTAGCCTATGACCTTGTAATTTCTCAAAAAAGTCAACCAGGTGAGGCCATAATTCATAGTTTAGAGCTAACTCCCCAGGCTCTTGTATCTTTACATACTTTAAGAAGTGAAATAAAGATTGCCGGCAATACTCACCTTCAAATAATTGTTCTTTCTTACTTAACATTTAGATATTCAATCTTGCTTATAAGTTCTTTGGGGATAACACTTACATCTCTAGCCTTGTCATCATCATTGATTTCAAGGGCTACAACGACCTCTCGCCCCTTCTTCCTTATAAGATGTCCTATCGTAACAAAGTCAGTCGTTGTGGCCTCCCTTTCATACCAATCAATCTCTGATTCCGTTCGGTAGTGGGTCGCATCTCGCCAATGAATCCTAACAATCCCTAAACTACGCATATCTCCTCCTTATTTGTGGGGGCTGGTGAGCATAGTTCCTTTGTGGCATTATTAACTTTATCCCACCATAAAGGCTTCTTAATAGCTTCACCCCCACGCTAGGTTGATTCGCTATACTGGCTCAACCAACAAAGCCTTGATAGCACACCTACTTTAAGTAGGAATGTCTGCTAATGTTTATGAAAGCAAGCAAGCGCATCATCACTCAGCGTGCCAATAGAAACATCTGTTGTAGTTGTAGTCCAGTAAGGATAATAGTATGAATACCCACCCCACTCCTGCTTACACTTGCAACAATAGACCTTCTGGCAGCATTCGCAGTAGTGTAGACAATCGTGCTTGCATCCATCGCATTCGTGAGTATGTTTATGTGTCATTTCTCCTCCATAGCTTTCTTAAAAGGCGTTTAACCTTAGCCTTCTTATCTTCAGGCAAAAAGCAATAAACAATAACCCAAATAGGTATCAGTATTAACCATAATGGGCATGGGCAGGGACACATCATTCCTCCTTTATCAATGGCTCAATAATATAACCCGTACTATCACAGGTTTTACACCCAAAGAAGTAATCCCCTGTACCGCTACAAGCAGGACAAATTACCTTTATCACTACACCTTGAGAGTGGAGATATTCCAACGCAATCTTTAGCTTATTCTCTACAGAGACATTGGATATAGCAAGTATGCCCATCAGCCCTTCCCTTATCTCTTCTTGTTTAGTCATTCCTTTACCTCTTCCAGTAGAGCCATCATAGATTTTAGAAGGTTTGCTGTTATGGGAATATCTGAATAATGGCAACAGCTGCCAGGTGGGTGGTTTACAAGACAGCTCACATTGGTCATTTGCGGGTTATTACGAAACAAATCCCCACAAATAGGACACTTGAATATGCGAATCTCCTCAATATTACGTTGGGGAATTATCATTCTTTAACCTCTCTACTACTAGATTAGCTATTATCAAAGTTCGCACACATTAAACATTTACCGCTGTGAACAGCATTATACCCACATTCCGCACACTCCGAGCCAGTATAATACTCTTTAGAATTGCCATCGTAGCAGACACCACATCTTATATCACCAGGTCGGCATACATAGTTAGACCTACACCCGCACTTGGAACATACCTTTGACGCACTTGTCCTAAACCCATCTTCTATTATCTCTTCTGCTGTCATTATCCCTCCTTTACATAACTATAAAGTCAAATTTTATATTATCCGTTTTGTAAGGTAGCTTGTTAATGGTTTTGATTTTGGTGATAAGTGTGGTTGGGTGTAATAGTTGTGGTAATCGTGAACCAAACTGAGCCTGTGCCCAGTCGCCCTGAGAGCCAAATCTGGGCTGTTTAGGGTTATCACTAATGGTTTCCTCCTATGCCACCTGGCAAGGGCTTCTATCTAAGGCTGTCCATTTATTAACTTTATTCTGCATTATTGGCACGCTAGGCACGGATTTGGGGCGTATAATAGTTATTATGTCAGCTAATGTGTCGGCTTAGGCACAGACCTGAGCCGAAAGGGCTTGGGTTGCACAGCCCTAGGTTGCACAAGGGTTTCTCTCTTAGGTTGCACATAGGTTGCACGCTTAAGTCTCATTCTATCCCTGTTTCTAGCCTTACTTAGTGGCATTTTACCTCCATAATTAAGGATTAGGCGGGGCGATTTGCTCTTGTGAGCCCTCCTGCAGTAGCTTGGGCTCTGCGTCTACCAGCCTCCTGAATTCTCTTACTGTCTCTGCTGATACTAGCTCTGCGTCTATGTGTATGTCTTGAATAGCCTTTGGCTTGCCTTTTATGCGATCTATAATATACATTGCGGCTTCCCTATCCTTCTCGATACCCATCTCGTAGAGTGTAGTCATAAGAGTTTCAACGGCATAGGGATGCTCTTTAATGAAGTCTTTGACCTGTGTCTTTAGCTTTGGAGGCCTGCCTTTGCCGAACTTATTGCCTTTCTTAAATCTTGTATCTATTAAACGACTCCCTCAACCCGTTATTTAACCGTTATATTATGCGGAATGCTTAACCCACTCCAAGACCTCTGCTAGTTGGGCCGCATCACCCTTTCTAAGTGTAATAGTTATAAGTAACTGCTTTTCACCGGTAGTGATAGCGTTAAAGCCATATCTCTCTATTAGACATAGCTTCTCTAACTTGTTTAGTTGTTTAAGTAGGGTTTGTTTCATAGTATTCTCCTTGGTACAGCAAAGCTGATGATATGATTAGTTGTAGACAGTTGTCAACGACTCTCTTACACAAAGACCAACACTACTATTCGCTCTACAACCACTATAATCTACTAATGGCATTGCCCCCAAATCCTCGCCCAGATGTGTTCGTTTGTGGCAAGAAGAACAACACCAAATTACTTCAAATGGCTTGTTATAATCTGGGTGATGAGCATTTATCCTACCATCCCCACCACACACCGAACAATACTTCGGCCTCTCTATAACACCCGAAGCAACATAATTATAAAAGCGATGCCCCACATTATATTCTAACCTGTGTTGCTTCTTATATTCCGCTACCTTTAGGGCGTGACCCTCTGCCATATTCCTGCCATTCTTCCGATACCATTGACGATAGTATTCCGCTTGCTTCTCTTTATATCCAGGAGTTGCCCGTCGTCGCGCACCATACTCCCGTTGCTTCTTCCTTGTTTTGTAACCCACAATCTTTAGTATAACATAATTCTCATCCTTTATCAAGTTAATCAAAAAGATGTCAAAATGTTTAAGAATGATAGATAAAGGGCTTATAATTGCTCACCAATCCCCCAAAATGCCCCACAGTAACCGCCAGCAGATTAGGTGAGATGCCAAAAGTGTGGTATAGTAGGGGTAACAAGTTTGGAGGGGGTATAAGGGAAATGTTAAGGCTTAAAAGAAAATGCCCAAGTTGTAAAAAACTAGCCCCCGTTATACGCCCTAGAAGTAACACTGCAATTCTCTTTAGGAACTGGGACTACAAATGCCCCCACTGTGATGCAGAATTCAGTGTCAGCGAGGAAAAGAAATAATGGAATCACATTGGATTATAATCATTGTACCGCTTGTCTTCTTTATCGGGGGAACCATTTTAGGAATACATATGTGGGATGAATTCAAATAATAATCTAAGGCGTGTATAGTATAGGCAACAAGTAAGGAGGGGTGAGATGAAAACTAGGAAACGAATTGGCTCAGTAATACCAATAGAGAATGTTGACCCTCACACAGGCTCATTCCTAGATTATGGGGTTATTATTGGCTGGCAGGATGCAAGCTGTATACCCTGTTCAAGAAAGAAAGCCCTATATGCCATAGTTGAACCTTCTGGAAGGAGATTTGGTGATTGGAATGAGTGGTGCGAGGAGCACGCTGGTAAGCTAGTAACATTAAGTGAAGTAGAACCCAACAAGTAAATAGCTAGTATATTATAGGTAAAGGGGGTTAGAGATGAAATTGCCTATTAAAAATCCAAATGCTTTTGCCTGTGATTCTTGCCACAAATATTACAAAAACGCCACGCTTGTGAAAATGGCTGACCGCCAAATCTGCTGGAAATGCTATAAGGCGGGTAAAGTTTAATGAGAGCAAAATTGAAACGCAAACTATGGATATGGCTTTATAGGGTTTGCTCTCATCTTCCACACACAATGCGTAGGCGATTTATTGTAGACCTCTATATCAAGATATACCCGCAATACTCATACTGGAAAGGTAGTAAATATAAAGGGGGTTAGAGATGGACAGACTTATATTGAGGAAGGAGATAATTAGCGTGATAATTCACTGTAGTCATATTCCTGCCTATAGTGCCCCCAGAGATATGGCGGACCAAATCCTAGCCCTCATTCCTGATTGTGAAGCTTGTGTTGAAATGAGTGCTGGTAAGCCAGTTAAGGCAACCAACAAGTAGCTAGTATATTATAGGAGGGGGAAAATGACAGCTAGGGATAAATAC